CACTATTGTTCCTAACCCAGGTATAGGTTTTATCGATGAATCTGGCACGTTTGATTGCCTCTTTACTTGGTGGATGTGGTCTAATGTATTCAGAAGTCTGTTGATGGGTTGAATCGTGTTGTTTCAGTTTCATAATCAGTAAACCGTGAAGTATCTAAATTAAATTTTATCTTACCTGCGAAGCCCGTTTCGCCTGAATAGCGATTTTTAATGATTCTAATAGTCGTAATATCTCGTTCATCTGGGGACTGCTGATTTCGCTCGAGGGCAACGACTTGATCGCTAAGTTGAGCGATTCCCGCAGATCCCCGAAGTTGCGACAGAGATACTTTTCCTCCTTCTTCGTGTGAGGTTCTGTCATTGTTACTCCTTCTTAAATGTGATACTAAAAATAATGAAATACCAGTCCTCTCTACTAACGACCTTAATTTTGTCATTGTCTGATCCAGCATTCTACGCTCGTCCCCATCCAGACCACTCAATAATATACTGAGGTGATCTAAGAATATAACGCGACACTCCAATCCACTGGCAAGGTATTCGATCCTGTTGTAAATAACGTCCGGGTCAAAACTACCAAAGCCATCAAAAAGGTAAAGATTCCAATTAGCAAGGGTATCACGAAAATCGTTTTCGAGTTCTTTTTTGTCATGTTCTCCGATATGAAGGGATTTGCCTACAGCTGTGGACATCAATCCAAGTGCGGTTCGTCTATTTGACTCTTCAAGTGCCAGGTACCCGACCCGTACTCCTTTGGTGAGTAAGTTAACTGCAAGTTGACGGCAGAATGCGGACTTTCCTTGGCCAGATCCTGAAGTAATCGTTGTAAGCTCCTGATATCTAATCCCGTGCAATTTATCTTGTAACCCTTTGAATGGATAGTCATGGTCAGCTGGTGGTATAGGTGTAGTTACTATAGCTTCTAAAGTTTTTCCTTCTACAATACCATCAGGTCTATAAGGTTTAGCATCCCATATAGCCTTTCTTATTGCATCTGTATCATTCGCCTGTAACGCATCTGATGCATCCTTGTACGATTCCAAGCGTGCAATCTTAACCTTTCCTGGCGGTAATATACTTGCCGTTTCGTCGGCGGCCTTGCGCCCTGCATCGTCACCATCGAAGAATAATACGATCTCTTCGTACCCTTGGAACAAAGGTATTTGTTTCTGACAATCTTTTTTTGCGGAAGCGGCTCCATGCGGTAACGAAACCATCGGCCATCCGGGCATAGCTTCGTAACAACTGGCAGCATCTAGTTCACCCTCAGTAACAACAATACGTTTGCCACTACTAGGGAAGCGATGCTGAGCGAATAAAGTATCAGTGGAAACTCCTTCATATCTAAAGTCTTTTTGTTTGTTTTTTGTTTTAATACCTTTCAGTACACCAGATTCATCGTAATAAGCAAACCTTAAGGTATTACCATCTCTATAAATCTGATAGAACTGATTAGTTTTTTCTGATAAATTCCGTTTATGCAACCTTTCGGCTGATCCTTTTAACTGGACGGTGCTCGTCATTCTTTGACTGTGAATAACATCATTGTCGCCTGTTCTATTGTGACAGACAAAACAGTAAGTGTGGCCATCTGTATACAAAGAGTTCGCATCAGATGACCCACAATTATCGCAAGGAATATGCCTCACGAACTCACTTTCAGTCATTATATTAACCAATCAATAGGTATATTGTGGAAATGCGTCCATGGTATGTCATGTTTTTCACACCATTTCGCATACGTAGTTTTAGATCCTTTTGATATTTTATTATATGGTGACTGAAAAACCATTCTTAAATCTAATTCCGGGTTGTCCCTCTTAACAGCTGCAATCTTCCGTCTGTCTGGCGCGGACCAATATCCTTTTGTTTCAAGGTGTACATGGTTTGGGAGAATAAAATCAGGATGATAATGATGCTGGATGGTATAAGGAATCTTACAAGATTCATATTCATAAGAAACTCCGAGTCCTTCTAATAATTTTGCAACTTGCTCTTCTAAGCCTGACTTATATTTAGAAGTCTTCTTCTTCTTCTGCATTGGTGGTTGGTGTTACATTAGGATCTGATGTTTTAAAACCAGCAGTAGTACCAAATAGTTCTGCTACTTCGGTAGCGTCTAAATCTCCAGTATCTACACCAGCTTCTCCTTTTACTGAGACAACTTGTACACCAACAAGCTTAAGAGAACTACCATAGGTAACTCCATCTCTGAGGATATAAGGTTTCTGATAGAAACCCAATTTAACTGTAGACCCTGCATATAGTGGTGTTTTAGCATCTTTTACTGGTGCTCCTTCTGTATCTACAACAGGTGGTCTTTTATCTTCAGACCAAGAGAACTTAATCTTATGCTTACCCTCGGCTAATTCTTCCCACGGCTCGGGCTTGAGTGTGGATCTTTTTGGGTTTTTTAATTTTGATTCAGCCCATTTAAGGACTTCAGCTCTTTCAGTCTCTAATTTGTCGATAACATCGTTACCAACTACAGCCGAGAGGGAATAACCAAACTTACTAGGTGCTAGTATAGCTTGAAATCCTTCAAGTGTTACGGGTTTTTCTGTGACGTGAACAGTTCTAGACATCGGATACTGCCTCCTCCAAAGCTACTTTACGGCTTGCAGGTGCTAGTTCCTTTAATTCATCCTGTAATTCAGAACGATACTTGACTAGTTCATCAATACGGTTGTTTACAACCTTGATTTGGTTCTCTTTGAGTTCAATCTCCTTCTGTTTTAGTCGCTCTTCCGAGACAACTATAACTCTAGTTGGAGCAAAGAAGCTATCAAAAAGTGAATAATTGTACATTTAACAAAAGAAATAAGTGGAGTCAATCACGGATTCCGGTTCAAGGTCTCCTATGATCGGTGGTTCAGTCTCTGCTCCTATTTGAGTAGCAAAGTCTGTTAGGTAATCATTACCAGCAAATAAGTGCATGTAAGTTTCCCTTACTATTGTAGCAAGTAAACTCATATCTGTAGCACGACTTAATACACTGTCATGAATTAATGCAATTGGTGCGTTAAAACGCTCAACACTAAGATGCAAAAGTGTAGCATCTAGTGAATGTATAAGATTAGGGGCTGTTGCAGCTTTATGTCTTGTTATATCAGCCTCATTAGGATTATCTGTAGCTACATTTAACTTACAACGACCTAATAATTGTAACTCTAATGTTTCAACTTTCTTCTTCTGAATCTTTTGGTTAACAACAAATCCAGATGGTGTAGTCCATGTTAAAGTTAAATTAGGGTTATCTTTAAATTGTTTAGATACTTCCTGTTCAATCCATGACATAACAGCCATAGGACCAGGAACTACTTGATTCATAGCATCTCTAACAGCATTAACTGTTTGAGTTAAATCATCTTTCTCAATCTCTACACCATACTCTTTTAGAGCATCACGAATGTAGGATCTATTTGAGAATGGTTTTGCATTATAGGGTATTGTCATAACTGTACGTTTGACACACTTCCTATCCCATACATTATGTAATGATTTAGGTATATGTGACTTAGATTTATCAGCTACGACCTTATAAGCGTCTTGTGGTCTATCAGAAGGTAACACATTGACGAGTTGTGCTGTACTACGGTCCATCGCCAAACCAGCGAGAATCTGGAGACCACTGCAGGTGGCGTCTGTGGCAATTGGTAGCGAAGTTGTCTTTCGGCGTTGTGTAATGATACAAGCATAATACTCTTCACAACTGGCTAAAAATTGCCACGGTTCCTCAGCTGCTTCCCAGTCACCGATGTTACCAACAGGGTCATCAGCTACTCTAGTAATCAAAGAGTGATTATTCCTAACCCAACTTTGTCTACTATCCCAAGTTTCTTTATCAAGACCATATGTAGTAGCAACTTGAAAAGCTAACCACTTAAATGCATCATGTGTAATAGGTGCTGCATCAGCGAAGACCAATAATGACTTCCCGAAATCAGTATCTTGTGGTGTGAGAAACGCGGGTATAGGATAAGCCCTACCTCGGTAATCAAAAGACCAAGGTATATAAAACCTCTCACGATCTTTAAACCTCTTAACTGCCTCCATAGTCATCCTTGTTCTACAAGAACGTCTGAATGCACCAGCATTAGTATTTCTAACTGTTGCTGCTGCTCTACGGTACGCTTTACGAGCGTCCTTGTTCTCTGCTATATCAGGAGGTTTTGGAGGGAGATCTAATTCAACTATTGGGATAAACTTTCCTACACTTATCCCTCTTTCATCAAGCTCTTCAGCTACATTTACAATGAATCGATTAAGTCGATAACCCACTTTCTGAATCTTGTTCAAGAAAGCTATAGGTTTTTCTCCCTGTATACATGTG